GTTGAGTTGAATGTTTCTCTCAATTTGCTCGTTGAGTTTTTCTTCCATTTCATCAAGTTTTTCTACCATGCTCTCAAGCACATCATATTTATCTTCAGGGATTGATACATAATGCTCTTCAAAAAGTCCTTTCAGACCAGTCATGAAGGACTCAGTGAGTTCTTCCTTCAGACCAGTTTGAACAGACAAGTGATTTTCAGACAACCACTCATCTGCAACATACTCAAGATAAGAATCTACACGCTCTTGAAGATCAGCCTTAATTTCTTCGACTTCTTCAATGAGTCTTTGCTCATACTTGACTTCCAGAGATTCACGAATCTCAGAAACCTTTGAGCGAAGTGCAGACTCAAAAATGGTTTTTGCTTTTTCTTTAAATTCTTCGGAGAGTTCTTCCTCTTCTGTAACGTTCATAAGAGCATTGACATCTTCTTCGATATCAAACTCTTCTTTCTTCATCTTTTTCTCGTCTTCATCATCCTCTTCATCATCCTCTTCATCTTCACCTTCTTCATCTTCTTTTTCTTCTTTTTCTTTAGCTTCGGAAACAGTCTCCTCTTCGACTTCTTCTTCCTCTACTTCATCAACGAGATCTTCTTCCTCTTCTGTCTCTTCCTTAACTGCACCAGAAGCAAGCTTCTTCATTGGATCCGCTGCTTTTGCGCCTTTATTTACTACATTGCTAACAGACTTTAGGGTTGTTCCTGGGGTCTTTAGTTCTGCAGAATTATCATCTGGACGATAATTTTCTGGTGTAGGACCACCGAGATCTTCCCAACCACCAGTTTGACCAGCAACTGCACCCGCTGCCAATTTTGGCATCGATTCTGCTGCTTTCGCACCAGCATTAACGGCAGTTTTGGATTGCTTAGTGCCTACTTCCATTTCTTGTAAATCTCCACGAGACATTTGAACTCTCCGATTAACCTTTAGTTATAATCTATATTTATTTATAATTTGAGAAATTACAGTGAATTTATAAAATCATTGAATAATTGAATTTTATGCTCTTCTAATCTGCGTTGATCAACTAGAGTATTAATTCTATTTCTTGTATTTTCCGCTAATTTTTCACGGAGAAGACCCCCATCCCAGACCCACTCTTTTCCTTCCATAATTCCCTGAACAAAAGCATCAGGTGCAGAAGGATCAGCAACGATATCTGCTGCAGTTGCAAGCATAAAATCTTCGCCTACTTCTTTGTATCCCTTATTATTTTCTCTTAATGAACCAATACCACGAGAAGAAACGCCGAGGGTTACTCCATCTTTGAGAAGCGACTCGGCAATTTTGCCCATTGGTGTAGAAAGAATTTGTGCCTTACCAATGAAGTTATTACCGTCCTGCTTAAGTTCAGTAATTTTGTGGCAAACTCTATCCAAATTTACTGTTGGTCCATCTGGATGACCAAGTTCGCCTAAAGCACGACCTTTTTCAACATAATTTTCATTATATCTTTTTACTTCTCTTTCCATAATTTGGAAAGGATACATTCTTCCATTGCGATTTACGCATTCACTTTGAAGAAAAACTCCTTGAATGAATAATTGCTTTTTACCACCAACACTTTCAGTGATGACTTGAACTTTTTCGATTTCTTCTCTGATGAGTTTCATTTTTTTAATTCGTAAGTCCTACTTTTGCTGCTTTAATTGCTGAAGATGTCCAAATAACATCTGTCGGAAGTTTTTCTAAAAATTCTACAGAACTCGCTGGCATAGAAAAATAATTAGTTGTTGCTGCACCAACCGAAGTTGATACTCCAACAGTAACAATTCCTGTAGTATTATTATGTAATCTCACGCAAGTTGCACTACCGATGCTAGTTGCAGCACCAGCAGTTGTTGCTGTTGTAGATTCAGTTTCAATTATTTTTGTTCTTTGCATTGTTATAATAAAGAGTTTATTAGTTATTTATTAAATTATCTTTGTTCAATCCAGTTCAATACTGCAAGTGCTGCTTTGTTGGTGTTGGGAGATGCACAAGCAAGAGTAAAAGTATCACTGATTGTTCCAATATCACTTCTACCAAGTTGTAAGTCTGCAAGTCTATCAATCTCAATCAAAGTTGAACCACCAGAAACCACAAATCCAGAAAGAATATCTCTACCACCAGAAAGTGCAGTTGCAGAAGTATCAAACTGAACAAAAGAATCTACATCTGCGTGATTTGTCCAGACTGGATTGGTTAATGTTGTATTCTGCAAAAGTTTCCAATAAACATTTGTATTGTCATTTGTTACTGCCTGCAAAGACCTCAAAAGCATTACTGAATTGAGAGCACTTGATTTAAGTCGTAAACTTACAATTGGATAAAATGTATTTGAAACTGACATTGTAGTGCCAGTAATACCATTGGACTGACTCAAAAGAGTTCCAAGTTTATCCACATTACCATCTTGAATGAGAGAGTTGGAACCTTGATAAAGATAATGAGTCCCAGCAACACCAGTTACATTCTCAAGTTCTAGACGAATTGGAAGGAATGGAGTGGAACACCAAACTTTATCAAGATTATTTGAGTTATAAAATGTGTGACTCTTAATCGTCTCACCTTCCATTAACCAATTAAAATCTACGGTTCCCGCACCATACCACTCATAACTTATAGAAATCATTTGTTGTTTTGTTGGGTCTGCAGTTACACCAGTCCAACCATTACCATCAAACTTTTCACCATTCCATTCATCTCTGAATACTCTTCTTTCTGTAGTAATTCCAGAGGTAGTGGTGCGAATGACATATGAATAAGTTCCACCATTATCCTCAAAGTAAGCACCATTACTATCATCAAACAACCCAAATCTTCTGCGAATGCCAACTTGAGGTTGTTCTAATCTGATTGCAAACGCAAGTGTTGCTGGTCTACCAGGAATGTATCTCATCACATTCTTGGTCTGTCTGATAATCTTACTTCCTGTAGTAACACCAACCTGCATAGTGACATTACTGGAATATTGGTTCCATGTTGCAGTTCCAACTCCAACGATTCTCTCATCCCAAACATCAGTTTCTTTACCATACTGAAAAGTATTAAAGAAAACTGTTTGGAATGGTGCAGTCTTTAATCTATTATTATTAGAAAACTGAGGTCTCCAGTCTGTCTGGTTTCCCCAGTGATCTGCAATATTGAAGGTTTCAAAAAGACTTCTTTCTTGGTTTAAGAAGTCTTGTGTAGTCTTATTCCACTGAGCCATTTATCAATCAATCCATTCTAATTTTGAAGGGTGATATCTCTTTGCGTTTTTAATGTTAAAATTCTTTTCCTCTGCAGGATAAATTTGATGAACAATTGCTCCAGGATATTCATTCTGAAGTTGCTCACCAAGTTCCTGTTTTGAAGGTAATCCAAATTTAGTTACTAATTCTAACCTATAAAGATTACCTTGCCACATAACATCTGCAACATAACTCTCACCAACCTGTTGAGGTTGCTCTGATTGAGAATTAATGTAGAGATTTCCTGTGAAATCGCCAGCAATATTAACAGATTCTGAAATAAATTGCTTGTAAGATTTCATTCTTCTTCTGATTCTGTATTAGTGTTAAACATTACATCAGCAACTTCGGGTCTAAGAGTATCAATTCTTTCTCCCGCTTTTACATAAAGAAGTTCTTTAATTCTATCGCTAATTTGTGATGGAGATTCATCACCCATAATCATATCCATAAGTTCATCCATAAAAATAAAAGCAATTTTAATTATAATTTATTTAGAAGAAATTATTTTGAGAGTTCTGTAGATTTATCTTTTACTTGAGTTGTTTCAGCATCTTTTGTAACATCTGGTTCCATTACAGGTTGACCAAGATTCATATTTGCTGTTTGTGGATCCATTGGCATTCCTGTTGCTGGATCAATCGGTGCATTTGGATCTGGAATTTTTCCACTTTCAATTTCTTTTTCAATGATCATATCTTGTTCAATTATTTCTTGATCCGTTTGACGAAGAATTTTACGACGGACATAATCTTGAGAATAATATTTTCCAATATATGGTTCAGCAGTAGCAGCAAGATTTAATCTCTCAGTGAGCAATTCTGCATCTTTAAGTTCTGAGAAGTGATTATCATATAAGAAATCATATTGAATATGCTCAGACATCACTCTCCAATCTTCTGGAGTGATGATATTTTTTAAAATTAATTGAGTCTTCAACATATCATTAAACATATTTGAAAAACGCTTTCTCAAACGTCCAACAAATTTAGTAAATTTAAGTTCATCCCTAAGAATTTCTGATGAACGACCTAAATTGAATCCACCTTCACCTTCCATTCTTGAAGGGGGAACATTTAAAGATCTATAAAGTTTGGATTGGAAATACTTAATATCTGTAATTTCCCCAAGATTTTGTCCACCAGGAAGAGTAGAAATTTCTGTTCCTCTACCACCTTCACGGCGAGGAAGCCAGAAATCTTCAAGCATACTCATAAACTTTTTATCATCACGGATTTCTCCAGTTGATGCATCGTATACAAGTTTGTTACGATAACGCATCATAACGTCACGAAGATATTGCTCTGCTTTTACTTTAGGGAGATTACCTACGTCGATGTAGAAAATACGACGCTCTGGAGCACGAGATAATCTATAGATAACCAAAGAATCCTCAATCATTCTGAGTTGATTGAGTGCTTTAATTGCTTTATTTAAATATGATAATGTTGTTCCCTTATTTCTATCTACAAGACCAGAAGTACAATATGTAATTGAATCTCTTGTCATTTTTATTCCTGGATTTGCAGATGAACTTCCGTTTGCCTGCCCACCAGTTGCCCCAACAGGGTAAGTCTGTTTTGGATTATATACAAAGTACTCTTCGATTTCTGGGAATTCATAATCCATAGGATTATCAGTATTCCTTGCAGAAAGATTATATCTATCGTTATTTACTTTCTTTTGTTGTCTGACATATCGAATTTTCATTGAATCGATATATCTAAGTTCTTGTATTCCTTCTTGAGGTCTTTTTATATCAATTACTTTATGGTAGAATAATCTACCATCAACATACCAGTTTCTATAAATCTCGTGACACTTTTTATCAAAGTCCAATAACTCTAAAATATACTTAAATTCTTCTCTAATCTTTCTTTTTATTCCATCACTAGCATTAAGATTTGAAAGTTCAATTTGAACTGGAGTATCATTGCTATCACTTACTATAGCTTCGTTTACGATATCTTCAATTGCACTATCAACTTCTGGATGAAGAGACATTTCACGATATCTCTTAATCAAATCAAATTCAGTTCTATAGACTCCTTCAATATCTACATACGAACCAAAAAACCCACTAGTTAAATAGTGATCAACCCCGTCCTCATTATTTTGAGGAACGGGGGACACTACACTAGGTGCTAATGATTCATTATCATCAATTGAGAATCCAAATAATCTCGCCATAATTTATTTTACTTATTAACTGAGTGATATTATTTATTTAATATTTCCAGGACCACCATTAATTTCATAGTATTGGACTTGGAATTCTACAGTAAATTCCTCAATAGTGTCAGATGTTTCGTATGAAAGATCAATCTGAGAAATATTAGTTGGGAAAATATCATAGAATTTATAAGATCTCAATACTGTTGCTTCTCCAGTAGAACCAGTATTAATTGCATCTGTTACTGCATTCACGCCGTTTACTCGTCCACTTCTTCCTAATTGATAGACAAATGCATCTCTCATATAAGAAGATGGGCTAGTTGCTCCAGTAGCATTATCAAGTTTGTTGATTCCATTCATCCAAACTTCAAAAGCGTGTCTGATTTTGAAATCTTCATCATTAATGATTGTTACTGTCCAAGTATCAAATGTTCTGTCTCCAGCAACTTTCAGAATTCTTCCTCTGAAAGGAACATCAATTGGGGCAACGTTAGATGCAGGAAGTGCTGCAGCTTTGCAAAGGAAATTAAAAGTTAATCTTGTATTGTTGTCCCACTGATTTTTTGCAAAATCAGGAAAATCTGGAATAGAAACTTCGAAAATATTGGGTCTTGCACCACCACCTGCAAGTTTCTCCTTGAAGTTTGAGATGTTTCTGATATTTGGTCTGTTGCTAACTTGTTGAGTCATTTTAAGTTACCTCCGTTTTTTTAATTTCTATAAGGTTATCAAACTCTACCAGCAACTTCATCAAAACTGATTCCAGTTCTAGTTGCAACGAATGTCAGTGTCACGTAGTTAATTGATTTAGCTGGTTTAATAAAGATGTCAGCTCTGAACTCATTATTATCAATTACATCTGGAGTATTGTTTGACTCATCACAAATAACCAGGAAATCATAAAGACCTCTCTTTGATTGAACATCTCTGAGATATGGTTCAACAATATTTACGAAGTTTGATCTTGTAATTGAATCATTGAATTCGAACAACTGCGCTTGTGCTGCTCTTTCCAGTGCCTGTTCAACAGTAAGGAAGAGACGACGAACGTTAATTCTATCGAACGCTGAAGCATATCCAAGACCAGTCTTATCACCGAACAGAAGAATTCCAAGTCCAGGTTGAGTAATAATTGGATTTATTCTTTGGGTATAAAGTTGATCTCTTTGTGGTTTTGTTGGATTATATGCAAGTTTAATTGCATTATTCAAAATACCTCTTTGTTGTCCAGCAGGAGAGAACCAAGGATAGGAGTTAATGTTAACTCTCATCATCAGTCCAGCAACATCCGCGTTACAAGGAATGTATCTAAATGCATTATTAAATCTATCATACATGTATTTGTATCCAGAATCGAATACTGCGTATGATGAAGAAGAAATTGGACTAAAGAATTTAATAATATTATTGGTTTGTGTATCTGCATTTAATACATCAACCACGCTTGCTCTATGTGGAGAAACAACAGCAAGACAATCCTTTCTTCCAGTTGCAATCGCAATCAGTTTATTTGCTTTTGCCTGAGAATCAAATTCATTGGTAAGTCCAGGACCACAAATTAAATAATCTACTTCTATTGAGTCTCTATTTGCAAATATATTATATGATGTCATCAAGTCCCCAAGGGTTGCTTGCATACCACCATTAACACCATAATCATAACCACCAGTTAAATTATAAGTTACATTACCAATTGTGCTAAATGTAGTTCCTTGAGAAGTTTGTCCCCAAAGACCATCTGAAGTAGATAACTTAGTATATCCAGAAGAAAATCCTGTTGGTCTTGGAACAGTTCCAGTGTAAGCATCTGCTGCTGAAGATGGATTTGCTCCAGCATAAATGTAAGAAGAATAATTCGAAAGGAAATTCTTGTAATAAATTTTCTGTGGAGAATTAACCTCAGAAATAGCATCAAATGCCTTAGAAAGATTTACAAATTTTTCTAAAATATTACCTTTGATTCCAGTAATTGAACCAGAATCATCTACTACTGCAATGTGAAGAGAATCGTTTCTTCCAGATCTGTTAAGAACATAACCATTTGTTGATGGTTTAGGAGCAATAGATTTCCAATAGATTACGCTATTTGTCAATCCTAAAGTTTGCTCATCATACCAATCTTTAACTGTTGTAATAGTTTCAGATGCTCTTCCAGATCCGACAAAGGTTATGCTATCATTTGCTTCAAATGATGCAGCGGAATTTCCTCTAGCATATGAAACTGAAGATGTAATACCTCCAGAAGTTGTTCTGGATACAATTTTAATTGTAACTGTGCTATTACCATCTACAGAATCTGTAGAGACTCCTGTGATAATTGCATTGAGAGTTCCATCAAAAGTGGTTACAGTTCCATCAAGAGCAATTGAAGTTCCACTAATATCAGAATATACACCGTTTCCAATTGTTACTCCAATTCCAGATAAACTAGTAGTAGCAATACCAATAATTTGGTCTCCAAGATCATCAATAAAACAAACTTTTAATCCATTTGCCCAAGTTCCAGGAGTTTTAGCGGCAAAATTGAAAGAGGTAGCAGATGAAAAATTGGAATTGTAATCATCGTAATTTTTAATTTTCACTGATGTATTTGCTACACCTACACCAGCGTTAGAATTTTTTAAAGTTGTCCCATCGGTTCTAACAACTTTAAGAACTCCACCATATGAAAGATATGATGATGCGCTAAGCCAATATTCGTATTGTGCATCAGTTGAAATTGGCTTACCGAAAACATTAATTAAATCTTGTTCTGTGGTGATGTCAATTGCTTCATCGATTGGTCCAATCGAAAATGGTCCAGCAATTGCACCAATGTTATCTAATACGTTTTCAGCTCTTCCGACTGTTAAATCAACCTCTCTAGTAAGTACACCAGGAGATAATTGAGGAGTCGCCATGTTTTTCTCCCTAAGGTCTCAGTTTCTCTAAAAAATATTTATTAAAACATATATTTTCATTTGATGAAACTGTGCATGAACAAATTACCAGTCAGGATATTCCCATTTAGGAAATTTATATTTAATTTTTCTGGATTCCATAATTCTTTTTATAGAACAACTTTTACATTCATATGAATATGAAGATAGTTGATATTTATTTTTTCTTGTTCTGTAAAAACCATCTATAAGATCTTTAATCTGTCCGCAACTTCTACACTTCCTTTCAGTTAGATATAAATGCTCTACTTGAAATTGGTCGTCTACATCCATCAGATATACTCCCACATATATGACATATCTCCATATTCATCTGTGTGCCATCTATCTCCATTTTCATCAGTAAAAGATGAACGATCATTAACACCATCTACAATAAATCCAAATGGCGTCATATCTTGTTCTACTTGGTTTTGTTGCTCTTCGTATAATTTTTTTCTTATATCTTGATCTGTCAGTTCTTTAAAATAGTCTTGAAGTATCAACCAAGAGTACATTACTAAACACATTACTAAATCGTCATTGCATCCATCTTCCGCTTCAAATGAACCACCTTTTTGTATAAATGTAGTTAATTCACTGATAATATCATAATCCGAAAATACTAATTTACTATCTTCTATTAATGCCTTTAGATTTAAACACCCCACTTTTTTTGTGGATTTGGACATTTTAACCCCAAGTTGAACTTTCTTTCCAGAAAATCCTTGCCCCAAAACTTGTCCTGCTCTTCCTCTCATAGAAGACATAAGAACATTTGTATATTCTAAATCATAATGCAATCCAGCAGCTACTTGATCACCAACATCATTTACTTCGCATAAAACGTATGCATTATTATATGAAACAGCAACTTCTTTAATTACTTGAGGAAATAAAATTGGTTTTATTTGATTATTTCTGTACTTTGCTACCAATTTATGTGGAAACTGCGATACATTTATTACAGTAAATGCAGAATAATCTTTTTCTACTCCTCTTGCAACGTCAACTGTTATTACATAGGTATTATCTTTCTGTGGATCTTCATAAACATCGAGTCCAGCATTACTGACTTTTGCTGTTTCATATACAAGAGTTCTTAATTTACTTGGATTTATTAAAGTATCAACAGATCCAAGAAATTCACATTCAAACTCAACACGGAATTGCTGCTCACTTGTATTAGCAATTGTTTGCTCTTTCCATTTTAGATCTCTTCCTGGAACTTCACTCCAATGAACTTCCGTTGGAATATATTCATTTTTTGATCTTTCCGCATCGTGCCAAATTTTATAAAAGTGATTCATCCCGTGAGGGGTAGAAACAATAATTACCTTTGTATTTTTACCTGAAGAAATCGTTGGATATACGGAACTAAAAAACATATCCGCAATATGGTTTGGAATAAACGCAAATTCGTCCAAAAATATAATATTGTATGATCCACCACGAACTGCTGATGCGGATGTAGATGCAGCAATAATTTTTGAACCATTCTCAAGTTCCAATGACGCTTTGTTCCAAGTCATTACACCTTGCTGTAACCACTTCGGGAGGTTCTCGTAAGCGGTCTGAAGGCGGTCTAATAAATCTTTTGCGGTAGATGCCTTGTTAGCAAGAATAGCAATATTTACATTATCATTAAAAATAGCATAATGTAGAAGATATGAAACAACGATTGTGGATTTTCCAGACTGTCTAGGTAATTTACAAACATTAAAACGATGATTATGAAATCGTTCAATCATCGTTTCTTGAAATTTATATGGTTTAAATGGTTGTAAACCATAATCAAGAGTAACAATTTGAATATAATTTTTTGCAAAGTAAATTGGATCGTCTTGACAACGAGCAAATTCTAATACTTGTTCTTCAGTAAATTCAATAGCAGTATTTGCTTTTTTTAAAAGCGGATTACCAAGATAATGTTCAGCCATAATAACTTTAATTTAATTTACCACTTAACTTTATTTGCCCAAAATGCAGCACTCATTTTACCTTTTGCAATATTCTTCGCGTGTCTAGTTTTAAATCTATGACGACGACTTGCATATTCCTTAGATTCTCCCTTCTTTTTAGGTGAACCCTTTACACCAAGTTGCCCAAAACGAATGAGTTTTTCTTTTCCATTTTCACACGCTTTTACGACGTGAGATTTTCCAGTCTCCCCTGAACCATGTGCTTCTGCTTTTGGTTTATTGCACTTCATTTCAGACTTTTTTGCCTCTGATATTTCAACCTCTTCTTTTTGATTTTGATACGGAGCAAGTTCTCTTTCAGTCCTTCTAAATTCTGCTGGAGATTCATATCCAGTTCGTTTTGCATCTGGATTGATACTGGAACCTCTACCTAATGATTTTCTCTTTGAAGATTGTTTTCTAACGTCAATTTTTTCTTCAATTTCTATTTCCTCACCCATAGGTTTTACATAATTTTTTGATGGACCTGGTTTTGCATAACTTCCAGATGAAACTCTGATTAAAGGATTATTGCTTGGAAGTTCAGATACTGAATGAGCAATAACTTTAGAACCAGGATAAATCTTATTAATTTCAAAATTAATTTCACTTCTATTTGGAAGTTTTGTTTGTGGAAAAAACATTCTAATAGAATAATACTTACCTCTCCAAGAAAGAGTTACTAGAATAATATTTCCAGTTTCTGCTTGAAGTCTTGTTGCTTCCTTTAAACTTTCTGATACTTTGGAAATTTTATTATTTAAAATTTCTTCTTCTTCTGAGATAATTTTATCTACAAGTGAAGTTGTTTCTTCTTTGTTGTTATTGATTTTTGGAAGTTCTGTTTGTGCAAGTTTCTTTTTTCTCAATTCTACTGCCTTATCTCCCAATGCTTTTGCTGCTTCTGGTGATAAAGCACCTGCACCAGTCGATCTTTTTATTTGGGTATTTTTTAAAGGTAGAATGCCTTTTCTCACTGTCACTGATTCTTCCATTTCTCCACTTGCAATATAATCCGCTGCAGTGTCAATATAATCTGCTGCCTTAGTAATTTTTGATTGGACCCACGCTTCTAAATTTCCTTCACTCTTTCCTACTTTATTTTGCAATCTTTTAACTGCATCTGAAATCGTTTTTAGTTCAGATCTTGCCATTGAATATTCTTCATCTTTAATTGAAACTTTATCCCAAGCCTTTCCACCATAAGAACATTCGGATCTCGTTTCTTTTTTATCACATAATGGGCAATATCTAGATTCCTCAGATTCTTTGAGTTTTTCTGCTTGAATTAAATCGATTACTTCAGCAAAAGTATTTCCAAACATATCTTCGATGGAAACATCTTCTTTTACATCTTTAAATTTTTTATGTTCTTTTTTTGCTGATGATTCCATTTTCTTTAAACGTGTATAGTAATCGGGAATTTCGTCTAAATGCTGAAGAGCAATATTTCTTGCTAAATCGTGATCTTGTGTATGCTCGTGTTCAATAGGTTCACCAATATCAAGTTGCTTTTGTATAAAAGAAACATCTAAACGATGCTTTTTTGCAATTTGTTCAACTGTTTTATGTGATTTGAACTTTTTACCCATTGAAACATTCAATAATGATACTAATATTTATTCTTCTTTTTGTTTTTGTGCCTTCAATAATTTAGATAATTCTGCTGTAGATCCAACAAAAAGTGCATTGGTAACATTAGTTGGACCACTTACTTGTTTAGTTTCTTCTATGTCCTTTAATTTTTTCTGTAAATCCATTAATTTGTCTGTTGCATCCGCAACGTTTTTTATTAATTGACCAGCAACTTCATATGCCCTTGCCTGTTCAGTTTCTTGCGCTAATTCAAGAATTCCGTTTATTGCCTCTTGACCCTTTTCTATGATAGAATATAAATTACCCCTAGTGTATTCATAGTCTTTTTTAATATCATTTTTCAATGATATTTCTGTTGATGGTTCTGGTTCTTTTGGAATAGAAGAAGATGCAATTTCTATAGAATCTTCAACTATTTCGGAAGATACATTAAATACATCATTTAACTTGTCATAGTTTTTTGTCATTTTCATACTTACGAGAATGCTCCACTAAATCCAAAATCATCTCCAGGTTTTATCAAATTATTGTCTGCACCTGTAATTAGTTTAATTTCAGTTCCAGAAACATGTTGAGATATCTTAGTTCCATAAGATCCTCTAAAAACAGTAATTTCATTACCGTTAATAGATTTAATATTTAGAGTTTCATCGTTTAGTGTTATATAAGAATTTGCAGTGAGTTGAGAGGCGTCACTAACAAAAATTATAGTATCTGTTATTTCTACGTCTTTATTTAAATTACCAATAACGTTGTTTGTGTAACTCTTAGTTGCGACAGCTTCAGAAGAATATGTAATTTCTCTTTTTGCAACAGATGAAGATTCTCCAGATGCATATCCAATAGATACCTTTCTGATAATATCTTTTGAAAGTGCTGTATCTGATGTTGGTCCAAATAGATATGTTTTAGCAGTAAAACTTAAAGTATAAATTAATGCTCTTCTAGTTGAGAAATCCCCTTCATAATCATCCTCCATACTAATATTATTAAGAATAATAGGAATATCTCTTTTTTCTCCGATTTGATCTACTAGATCTACAGTTAGAGTAAAATTTGGTTGAAAATATGGTAAAATTTGCTCAACTATTTGAAGCATATCATCATTTTGTTTTGTCATTACGCTAAGTTCGAATTCCATATTATATGGAACTGGCATATAAGATCTTTTCAATTCAGATTCTGCAGTCTTTGAAAAAAATGTTTGAGTAGTTGTAACTTTTCTTGAATTATCGTAATTTAACCCAACAAATTCAAATGACATCCTTGGAAGTGTTATTTGAATAGGTTTATTTAAATCTGGTTCTTGCTCCAATCTGGCAAGAAACTTTTGAGTTGGACCGTATGCCAAAGGAACTTTTATAATGGAGACTACAGAACCAGAATCATTTTTATGTTGAATAGTAATATTGTTAAAAAGAGTTCCAAACGAAATTATAGTTCGTCTTAAAATTTCGTGATAAAAATACTCAAACATTTTAAAAATTTGTAGTTTAACTATTTAATAAAAAATACTTTTTCAGATACTTCCAAAAGGATTTTTTTCGCTGAAATCTACTATTAATTTGGATTCCGATTGAATTACATCATTTTGTGCATATGGATCATTTATATCATCGGTATTTATTGCTTGTATTTGATAAGTTGCTCCAGATGTTTGTCCTACTAAATTCTCACCTTTCTGGAAATTTCCAGTAATATTTGATAATTCAAGATTTCTTGTGAAGGCATTCCAAGTTTTTACTCTTGCTGTAACACTTGTTGCACTACCAACAACAACTTCATTTTCGGTATATGTTCCAAATCCAACTAAAACTGGTGGTCCAATTGTAATAACAGGTGCAATATAATTTGGAGCAGAATTATATCCTCTTCCTCCATCAAGTATTCTTATTTCAGAAATACTTCCATTTTCTACAATTGCAACTGCTTTTGCAGTTGCTCCTATCACCGCAGTATTAAACGTTACTGCTGGTGGTATTGCATAACCAGATCCACCAGAAGTAACGGTAATAATTCCAATTACACCATCGGATATTATCGCTGTTGCTGCTGCTCCTACCCCATTACCCCCATTAAAAGCAACTTTTGGTGGAGTTGTATATCCATATCCAGATCTTCTTAATGTCACTGCCTGGACTCGTAATAGTTTTCCATCTGGTTCACATATATCAACTATTCCGCCAATCATCGATGCTATTCCAACTGCAGTTCCACCAAAAGATGGGGAGGAAGATATTGCAACATTCGGTGAAGTTGTATAACCAGATCCTCTATTCGTTACATCAATAAATCTAACAGCACCATTAAACGTAGATACAGTTGCGGTTGCTGTAGATCCAATTCCAACCATAGTAAATGTTTGGATATATCCAGCATCTTCAACATTGTCATCTATGTTGTCAATTCCAGTATCAATGATCTCATCTTCATATCTGAATAATTGACATCTCAACTCATAAACATAATTTTTTTGTAATTGATAAAATGGTTTTTCGTGCTCAACATAATTAATCTCAAATAATCTATCTCCAAGTGGAAAATAAATTAAATCTCCTTCTTTAGGTCTGGATGCAAGTCTATAATTATCTGTATTTCTTATTAGGGGAGTTATGTATAATTCGAATCTTTCTTTAGATACAATTAAAGTGAGATCGTCTAGTTCTTGAATTCCAAACTTAGAAAGAATAGTTCCTTGACCACCATATCCTTCATATGAATCTACGTAAGCTTCTAATGGATATGCATTATTAAACTTTGATTCAATTACTTCTCTAATTACAGATTTAGTTGTTACATATGATCTGGGAATATAATATATCTCAACACCATGAATTTGTATAGATTCATTTATCAAATCCTGAACTAAGTTCTGTTCTCCTTTAGAACCTTGTATAAAAAATGGATTTAACATATGTTTATCCTATCATATCTAATGGTGGAAGTTCATATGTAGAGGACATTTTATCCAATATTGCTTCTATTTCTTTTTGTCCGTCATCATAAATTTGCCTTCCATTTAACTCGACTCCACCAGGAAGTTTTACTCCTTGGAACTTAATTAAATTTTGCCCCCACTGTCTTTTTATCAATGCAGTTATATATGGTTTTAAGAAAGAATCGTTCCAAACTCTTCCATAATCAGACGGATCTAGCATCCTATAGCAATCAATTATTATATACTCTCCAACTCTTAAACTAGACCAATCTATATCTAGATATAATCTATCCTGTCTCTTATTAAATCTTATTTGTTTTTGTGTAGTTAATAACCAATTAATATCTTCAAGGTAAGTTTTTACCATAGAATATGTTAATAATTCTGTAGATCCCCAGTAGTAAATATCATTTAAAAATAATTGATATTTAATGCTAAACATTCCACTTGAAATTGAATTCGATCCTTCAAATTGCATTATTTTATTAATTCCAATTACATGAGGGGGAACTTGTATGTAATTGCTATTTTCATAAAAATTAAAAGTCCCAATAGAGGATGATGCAGATGTAGTTGAAACACCAACACCAGTTAATCCCTTCGCCTTTCCTCTATCAATATCCTGTTGTGTTACTTGATATTTCAAATAAGTTTGATATACGCCATCAAAATGACGCTCTTGGAATAATTGTATAGCATCATCTACTAGATCTTCAATTTGCTCTTGAGCAACATTGATCTCCAAAACTGGTGCTCCCAGTTTTCTCAAGCAGTAATCAATTAATTCTTGTCTTGTAGATGGTTGTGCCATTATAGTCCTGCTATAACTTCTTGTTGTTTAAAGTATAATTTAACGTAAGATTTTGCAATATTTTTAATTTGATCAATATCACTTATACTATCTATTTCTCTTGAAATTTTCTCATACTCAAACATTTTTCCAATATTTTCTAAATTTATTTTATCGGGATTCATTTACTTAGTAACTCCATAATGGATTTAATAGATTTTTTAATTTCATCTATTTCAATTTCAATATTTAATATTCTTTCTTTCTCCCTTTCTTTTGCTTCTCTTGCTAGGATATAATTTTGATATTCATTGTAATTTGTATTAATAACTGCTTTAGTATTTTCATCCCTTATATAGTTTGGGTGACCTTCAACTTTATTAATATTCATATTATGCAAGTGCGATTATTCTAAGTTGTTTAAATCTTGGTGGATACACTTGTGTTGTTGAAGTACCAATAAGTTTAACACTAAAATATCTAAATGGAGATAACTTGTCGATAGTGAATTCCAAATCGCGGAAAGTTAAATCTTTACTATTAAATCCCAAAGAATCAACTTTAGAATACAACTTATCTGGTTTTCCATTATTTGCCGCTAAATCTATAATTGTTCCATCTGCTGTCAGATTATCATAACCTGGGAATGGATAGTATATTGGACTTTCTTCTGGATCCTTCAGTAGAGCAAAAAATGCTCGAACATCACTATAAGTATTAACATATGCAGAAACAATAACTTTAATTGAAGTTGCTGGTGTCTCCAAAGAAATAGCATTTGTTGCGTATACAAATGCACTTGGATCTTCTTCTAATGAAGCTACTCTATTATCAGTAACATAATTTTCAATTGGACTATTAATTCTATTAGTAGTTAAAATTACTGAAGTTCTATCCAAATCAATTACTGGGGAAACATAAGAATTGCTAGTATTTAATTCTAAATTCAAAGTTAAAGATTTATTTCCAGGTAAATTTGTAAGTTTTTCATTTTCATTAATTTTTGAGCAAATTAATCTAGGAGAGGTCAAATAATTAGAATTATTTAAATTAATGGATTCAAATCCTTTGTCTGCAAATGATGCTTCAGTTCCATCAACACTTGTTCCAGAAACAGTTCTTGCTGAAGCACTAATATTAGTTCCAACTAAGTTCAATGTTTGTATTACTGGAGTTATTATTTCGTATTGAATATTTTGAGTAGATTTTACTATTGATCCACCACAAGATTTTTCTTGATTTAAATATAGTTTAGGGAAAAATGTTCCAATAGATCTATCTAAACCATTTGTTGAAGTATCTAACTTTATAGTATAATAGTCCAAATCTATGGGATCGGGAACGGTAACGTCCACGAAGTTGTGAACTTTATTAATTCTTCTCAAAGAAACAGATCCCAATTCATACTTATATACAAAAGTTCCAACTGGATATTCTAAAGATTTAGTTCCATCAATTGATCTTGTTATTCCTATTAATTGGGGAGTTGCACCAGATACAGTTCCAGTATAGGAAATTATTTCATCCCCAATTAAAGCATATCCAGGATTAGTGGTTCCCACTCCAACATTTTCAAATAACTCAAATCCACTTACGCTTGATACATCTATAGAAGTGTTTGATGTTGAAGATAAGGTTGAAGTCAATTTAACTGGATTTAAATCGGGTTCAACTTCAGATAATTCAACTTTATTAGTTGAAAAATGCATCCCATGATTTCTATGCTTAACCTTTATATGCAAACCATCGGATACTGTTGTAATAGTATCGGCTAAAACATTTGCCCCAGTATTTTTTAAATCTGTTGCAATCCCAACATTATTAATATATCTAATAGTTTTTCCTACCCCAGTTACAAAATCTCCCTGAACTTGGTCAATAATAATTTCATTTATTCCAGAAAGAGAGGTAACCGATAATCTTAAATTTCTACCTAAAGATGATATTCCAACTATCGGAGCAGTCAAAACATCTCCAATTTTATATCCAGATCCACCAGATCTAAATGTCGCTGCAACTGCCACACCACTAGAAATGGTTATATCTGCAGTTGCACCACTTCCATCACCAGTTATAGATCTTAAATTTACATTAGTAAATAAACTACTAGATGATGATGGAGTATATCCTATTCCAGCATTTATAATATTAAGATTTCCAACTCCAGAACCAGCATATCCAACAAATGTTCCAGATGAATTATTTGTAGATTGTATAATTTTATTTCCTAAACTTGGTAATTGGGATTCTGCCAAGGTTGTTCCCAGACCAACTCTTATTTTTCTTGAAGATAAAATTAAAGGATCTCTAGGTAATGTTGCAATCTGTTCGTTTCCTTCTTGTAATTCCGAATTATAAAAGTTTATATTTCCATTTGATCTAAAGTTTGCTCTATAAAGATTAAACTTTAAGTCTTCAAATTGGCTAGCAGTCCACGTAGATCCATTTTGAGATTTAAATAGTGAACCAGATGATGGTTGCTTACTAACTAATACTTTTTGGGATTCTAAAATATTTGCTGGATTTGTATCAAATTCACCAAGCCTACTAATCCATACAGAATAATCTGGAGAAGCAGAAAGAATTGCTATAGAATGGAATTGTCCTCCAGCAAGATAGACTGGAGATTGAAAATATACTGTAGTTGGAATAGTTCCAGTTTCCGAAATATAAACTTCATTTGGATCTAATACAACTTCACTAAAAGGATACACTTCTGAAGTTGGGTTTCCATACTTTACTGGACGTAATTGAACAGTAACTGGAAGTTGTATATCCTTACTATAAAAATACAAATCAACAGAAGTTACAAAAATACCACTCTCTGCTTCAACGTAAAATGATTGTGCTAATGGATCCGTTATTTTCATTTCTTATATTTTTAAAGTAGGAATTGCAATTATTTGTTCATTGTATATTATTTAGTTTTTATTTTGTTATCTTCTATTTTTCCTATTATCTTTATTTCTGTCGTTATTACCTCTGTTATTTCCTGAATTGCTATTTCCTCCACTGTTATTTGGTGGTGGTGGGTTATTTCTTTGTGGTGGGGGATTATTCTGAGGATTTTTATTTGCCCCTCTATTGTTATTGTTATTTTGTGGTTGCGGTTTAGGTTGACTTCTGTAGGCATTTCCGATTGTAACATTAGCACCAGCTGGTCCATATGTATCGGAACGTTTTACACCGTATCCTTGCTGTCTAGTAAGCTTTATCGCCTCAATTGAATTAGCATTAGGATTCAAGTTTGATACCGCATTTATAATTCCAACTCCAGAATTTGCGGTAGATATTTGTCCCTTTGGACGGGGTGTTATATCCAGTTCTTTATATCCTTTTTTAGTAATTGGGAATAATCCATTTGCTAATCCAGAAGTTGCTCTATCGTTTGGAGTTACTTTTAAATTATTTTGTCTCCAAAGTTTTTCTGCTTTATCTTTACCTAAAGTTGCTACATAGAAACCAAATGCTTTTCCATTTACCAAATTAACAGGAACAGAAGTTCCTGGTTTTAAACCAAGTTTATTTGTTACAGAATTTCCGTTCGCATTAACAAATCCAACAGAAACTTTGTCATTAGGTTTTTTAGTTCTTGTTTTTGATGGTGATGGTGATGTCGTTACGGGAGGTTCAGTTGTGCTTGTAGGTGTAGGTGTAGGAGTTTCTTCGGTTTCCTCTTCACCTCTAGGGAATACTGGACCATCTCCACCCCCGCCACCACCAGGGGCACCGCCTCCATCGCCGCCGCCTGGTGCTGGTATTGGATCCTGTGTTGATGGTAACGGATCTCCAATTGGAATTGGCGGTGGTGGTGGGGGAGTTCTATCCGCAATAAGAGTTTTAGTTACAACAGGAGATTGAGTTTGAGAAGCGGATATATTATCAGTTACAGTTTGAGTTTCTACTCTTACCGTTCTTATTGAAATTACATTTTCTTGTACAGTATCTACTCTACCATCAGAGACGAATCGTTCTTCTGCTCCAGTTGTAGCTATCCCCTCTATTTGTGTGTTAGTCTCGCTGCTGGTCAATTTAAATATTTTACTTCCAGTTTTGAACGATGGGAATACAGGTACATTTGGATTTGGTATCCAGAATGATCCAGTTAAAGTTCCTTTATCATCGGAAATTAGTTTAACATCAGTTATAACTGCTACTGCTCCACTTGTCTGTCCAATCAATTGCATTCCAGATTTTACCCACCCATAAAATGATCCTACAGCATAAGTAGATAAACTATAAGTATCTACATTCAATATGGTTGACGTTTGGGAATATTGTGATCCTAATGTATCTAATCTTGTATATGGATTTAAATTATATGTATCAGTTGGAGCATTATATGGTCCATATTTGTGATTTGGTGCTGCAACTCTAAATTTAATTCTTGGATCTATTGCTAGTGTTAATGATGCTGCATTGGATGTGAATTTACCTTCGGATGTGTTGACTGATCCAATAACAGTCTCTCCTACAGAGAATGTTCCACTAGTCATAGTAATTTCAAGGAGTTTTGGAATTACATATTCTGAAACACGTAATCCATCAAAAAATGGATACAATCTTGTGGAGGGTTTTAATCTCTTTGCTGTAAATTCAATATTTCTAGACCTCATAAATGGAGTCAATTCAGTGCTTATTACTCTATCTCCATAAGAAACCGTTTCAAAACTATCTCTGGTTATAGATCTAGTTCCAGTTCTAGTCGATGTTCCAGTTCTGGTAATAGTATCTGTTACTTCTTGGAAAGTTAAAAATCCTTCATCGAATACTCTAGTTTTAGTATCTTTAGTTTGTCCAGTCCATACAGTTTCCCAAGCACCCCAAATGACGGGACTAAATCCAGTTTGTTTGTCCAAATCTCCAATAGAAATTTGAGATTTAGTTTCAGTTAAATTGCCTTGAATCTGTGTTACATTTGCCTGTATTCTAACTTGATCTACCCAAACATCAGAAGATGGATATAATTGAATTGTTCCACCATAAAATGGAGATCTATATGAAGCTACGGGTTCAACTCTAGTAGAATATGGTTGTCTTATTACTTCAACCTCATCGAAAGATAATGTTACTATCTGCCCAGATTTTTTAATGTTATTTGCTATTAAATCGTTTGCTGTAGATAAATCCACATTTGGATTAACAGTAGACCCAATACCAACTAAAGACTTAGATCCTATAATAAGATCTAATGCTGTTGTAAATGGAGCTGGTCTAAGTTCCGAATTATTTACATCTATACTATTTTTTACATAAGTTACTTTTTTCTGAGAAGTTGTAGATTTAAAATCATCAACAAAAAATCCAGATTTAAATCTATTCAGTCCATTAGCATCTTGAATTTGTAAACTTGATGTATCGCTCTCTAATAAGGTTAGTGAAGTATAATACTCAAGATTTTTAATTCTGTTCTCAAGAGTCCTTATGTCGGACATCCTATATCTTTTATGTTCCGTTAAATTAATTGTAGCGTCATTAACATTGCAAAGATATGGGGGAAGAGTGATAGTCGCTATTTCTAAACCGCTATCTGTAGAAACTGGGGGATTAGGATTATCTGCGGGTTCACCCTTTCTGAGTTGAAATGTTCCTTCTTTAGTAATGAATATTTTATCAATTCTTGGTAGGTAATAAGAAAAACCTAATGTTATTGCTTCATCAGAAGCAAGAACTTTGTTTGATGAATAATTAAAAATTCTACCAAAAAATTCAAATGGAGAAAATGTAGAAGCAGATACTTGTATATTAGATACTCTTGGTCTAATATCAATTAAATCACTAACTCTAATACCATTAATACTGGGAATATCACAATAATCAAATTGATCATATGAATTTACAGTAAGAATATCTCCAGTATCCGAATTTGGTATTGAAGAAGACTCCAAAATAATTTTTATTCTTCTAGTTGGTGGTCTAAATTCTGGTCTTCTTACTATCTTGGAATAATCGTAAATTGTATCTTTTTGTCCATTATCTAGGATAAAATTCGATGTGATATTTCTATCTCCAGGAATAAATTCTGAAATAAACCCAGTTATTCCAGATTCTTCAAATTTAATTTGCTCTCCAATTTCGAAAGATTTACCATTTAAACTAGTAAAAGTTATCTGTGAGTCATTGACTCTTTCGCAATAAATTGCAATTGAATTGCTACTTTGACCTATTACTTTTTCTCCAATGAATAAGTCTGAAGTTTTTGTTGTCGGACCAGTTAATGCAGAAATAGTAATTCTTGGAAGAATCGGATCTGATGTAGAATTTGATTCATATATACCATAAATTTTTATTACATCTGGTCTTAGCAAACAAATTTCTTCATCTTGAACTCTAGTTCCATATGCAAAATTTCCAAATGTAAGTCCATCATTAGAAGTTTGAGTTCCTATTCCAGAATAATTGTAAATTGACTTATCTACAACAATATATTCAATTCTATTTCTTGTTTTTACTTTTGACTCTACTTTGCTGTCAGTTAAAGTTGCAATAAGTTTCCCAGTTCCAGATGCAGTTTGTAGACCTCTTATTGTTAGTTCTGTTGAACCATTTGAAAATACTAATCTATCTTCAGTCAATACTTCTATTGTTCCATTAATAGATAATGAATATCTCTCTTCGTCAAATGGTAAAAATGTCTCACCATCTCCCGCAATTATTGTTTGAGTTGAATTTGAAGTAATAGTTACATCAAATTGCTTTCTAATAGTAAGTAAAGATCCACTTAAATCTACAGAAGATACATATTTTTTAGGTAAAGTCGTATATAAAGTATTATCTGTAGATCTTTGTAGTCCAGACTTTAAAATTTTGAAGTCACTGATATTAATTGAACTTGTTGGTAATGCTCCAGAACATACTCCAGAAACTGTAGTTACACCAGAAATTCTCAATGAAGTTGGATTTACTTGGGTTATTACCGAATAAGTAATATCAGAGAACCCAGGATTACTATAGGAAATAATATCTCCAATCGAAGCAATTTCTGCAAATTTTACCCCAGGAGCAGTAACAGTGCTTACTCCAGCAACTGCAGCTGTTACATTAGCATAATTACCTGAATATACAGGTCTTTGTTTTACGTCCGCAGTAAATGTAAATCCAATTCCAGTAGCAGAAGCATAAACTGACTTTACACTTTCCAGACCATAATCGGTAACTGCAATAGAAACTCTCGTATTTTCTATTCCATCAAATATAAATCTTTCTCCATTAGCAAATTTTCCTTTAGTATTATAAAGTGTAATTGTAGGAGAATTTGTTACATCATATCTAAGAAATCCAGTTGATCCACTAGATTTTCCTTTGACTTGAGTTGGTCTCGATAAAGTTATTGGTTCATTAAGAGTTATTTCTGTATATGTTTGAATGTCATATAAAGATAAATCCCACTCATTTGCATTTGGAGTAGAGGATTCATATGAACCACTTTCGAGGGCAAAATCATATACTCTAGCAACACCAATTTCCTTACCAGGAGCGATTAATGATGTTCCAACTCTAGAATCTCTTAAACTTATATAATATGAAGTAGAAATTCCTAAAATTGGATTTCCATTCACTCTATTAACAGTAAATGTTGGTCCAGTTACATAATTTACTCCTTGAGAATCTAAAGTATTGGTATCTCTTGGTTTTTGGAAATCTATAAAAGTTGGACTGATTGTTTCTACAGAAAATCCTTGAACTATTGCTTTTAATGCGGATACTTGATAAATTCCTAGATCATCTGCAGGCGTATTATTATTATATGTTGTTTGACCCTCTGAAAAAATCCCCTCATTACCCATAAAGTCATTCAATGACTCATTTAAAGTGATGATTGGTGGTTTTACGTAGTAATCTCCAGACTCTTCGTAAGTTCTCCTGGCAAATTCTTTTGCTATTTCACTATATCTTGGGTCATTCCTTAATGATACTAAAACTCCTTGTCTTACTTGAACTAATTCAACAAAATCCAAAGGATTATCTAAATCCAATGGAACTTTTGCTAAAAATGCGTTTATCTGAAGTCTATCAGATCCAGGAGCCGAATAATTTTGGTATCCTTGAGCATTATCAAGTAAATCCGGATCTTCATCCGCACTTACAATATTTTCTATTATTTTAAGTCCTACTTTATAACTTCCATTATTTGCATACTGATCTAATAAAATTGTTTCATCGTCTACATAGACAAAGTGCCCTCTTAAGTAATATACACCTTTACTAATTGAAACAGCAGATCCAGTAGCATTACAATTACTTTGGTCTGTTATAGCAAATCCTTCTTCTGGTCTAATAATTATTTGAGAATCTTCAAGTACATTTTCTTCTTCTAATCCACTCTCTAATATTAAAACTTCACCGTTTATAAATCCCTCAAATTTACTATTAGCGTAATCTGAACTTAAGTAATTTATATAAAGAGTATTTAATGATCTTTCTGAGTTAGTATAATCTAAAACTCCATCTATTTTTGCACGTATTCCTGAAGATTGTCCTCTTATTGTCTTTCCAACTAAATATGGCAAATAACTTATAATTGGAATTCCCAGATAATTATCTTGCAAGGTTTAAACAAAAATCTAAAATAATTGCTTTCTGGATTGAAATCATCAAAATATGGAGAGATGTTTAAATTAGTATCCTGAGGCATAATTCTTTAGAATTGCAAAATTACTTTAATATCTTCTTTTTGATTTTTAGACCTAGTTATTGAAGGTCTATTGTCAACGTATATAATTTCTCCTGAATATTTTAATACTTCAGGTTGAGATATACCATCAATAAAAGTTTGTCCAAGATAGTATGTCTTATTATTTATTACTGTAGATATACCTGAAAAGTTTGTATCTATACCTAATACATTACTTCCACCAAATATATTAATTGATCCACCTGAGATTGGTTGTGTAGTAAATCTATTTAATATAAATCCATAATCTGGATTAATTTTTTTAGTTTTATCTGTGTTAAAACCTACCAAACTTCTATCTTGCCAATATTTTAAAATTCCAGTTACTTTATCATATGAAACAACTCTACCTACTGCAGTAATTCCAACTCCTATAGTTTGGCGTATTAAAGAATTTGGAGCAAATGTAGTTTGACTATATCCAATTCCTGTAAGTTTTAGCGCATATAAAGCACTAGCTTTATCTAAAGTTAGTGTAGAAGCACCTCCAAATGAAAGAGGATTTTTTACTATTCCTACTCTAGATATTTTATTTCCAATAATAAAATCTGGATTATCTACACTGTTTTCCATTCGAGCATATATTGCCACATTATATGCTCCAAGTTCTCTGTAAATATCATAACCATGTCCATCTCTTGGGGGAATTATGATATCTACAACTGCAGCAGTTGATCCAACTGGTATTCCAGCAGATCTCAAATCTAAAACAGCATGTGTATAATCAAGTCCACCATTTGTTATAGTTACACTGTCTAATTTTGACTCGTTGTTAATAATTACTGTAGCTTTAGCTCCAGAACCATCCCCGTAAATAGGGACATTTGTATATGACCTATTTGCTGTTCCTAATCCAACTCCTCTATTTTTTATAACCGCTACTTTTAATTGTCCACTTGTTATGGCATTATTTCTTATATTAAAATACTCTAAATTAGTTTCCCAATCATTTGGGACAGGTATAAAGTTTGTAGATTCAAATTTTATAATGTCTGATGGTTTTATAGTATATAAGTATTTCCAAAGATATCCATCTTCGTTATCTCCAGCAGATCTTGGTTCCAAATCTGTAAAATTTGGTTCATCCAAAGATGGTCTACCACTGGGATTTTCTGGATCAGTTCCATTATGAATACAAATATAAACTTTATACTCACTATTAACAATATAATAATTTGCTGAATATAAATTAGTAGATTTTGATGGTTGAGATAAATTTGTTCTGGAAATATCGTGCCTATACATATCATATGTGGTTCCAGCTTCCCACATAATCTTTTTTACAACTGGTCTTATATCACTGGATGATATCTTTTTTAAAGACATCATTGTATCCCAATAATCATTCTCTTCATCGAATGAATCTTTTGGTGAAGGGGGACTTGCATCCCAATCACTTTGATAATCATCTGGATTGCTGAGTCCTACAAAAGCATAATATGAATTAGAAGACGAAGATGCAATAGAAACAAAGTTTCTAGCATTAAGAATTCTTAGTTGATCAGTTATTATTGCAGACATTTTATTTGTTTTTTATTTATTTATTATTAAAAATAACCAAAATATTTTAAAGGATTTTTTCTTCTTACTATAGAAGAAGTATCAATTCCAGAAATACCGTTTTCACTGTATGCATAGAAATTCTTTGGATTCTTTCTTGTTGGAATTGAAATTCTACCCCAAGAGAAATCTCCATAATATTCGTTATTAAATGAAGTTCCAATAGAACTAAAATCAGAAACATTAACTACAACTTTAACTACATTTGTAGTACCAACTCCAGTAACAGATGTTTGTGCAACAGAAACTTGAGCAGCTTGATATACATTATCGACGAATTGTGTTCCAACCCCAATTGTGGTAAGGTCTGTTCTAAGAGAAGTTAAACCGTAACCAACATTAGAATTTTTTACCACAAAGTAATAACCAGTTTGTATTCCACTTATTCCTGTGCTTGTTATGGTTGAATTATTAATTATTGAATTTCTTACATAAGAATCACTTGGTACATATAATGTAAATTCTATTCCTGTTGGTATTCCAACTACAGAAGTAGTTGATATTCCAACAATTGAACCGAAATCTCCCTCATAAGAAACATTTTTTATTCTTTCAACTTTAGAAATTGGGGATTCTATTATTACTAAAGGTGGGTTTGTTTGCGTATATCCAATTCCTGAAGTTATTATTCCAATAGAAGATACAGAACCAGAAGAAATATATGCGGTTGCAATAGCAACATTTGCTGAAGATATTCCAATCTTTTTCTGTATTGTTACAGATGGAGTAAATGTATATCCAATTCCAGGATCAGTTAATGTTATAGAAGAAATTGTTCCCGCAACAGAAACTGTAGCAGTGGCAGTAGCAGACCTTATTTCATCTTGAGATATAATTTCTATGTCAGAAATATATGAAGTTAATGCATTTTCTTTATAACTATCAAAGAATGTTTTTAAATTATCTACAAACATAACAGTGGATCCAATACCGACATTTTGAATTATATTTGTTGTTGGATAGATAAGAGGTTCATAGAAAATTCTATCTTTTCCTACAGGTTTTCCATTTATTATTCTATCTTCAGTTTGTTTTTTCCAAGTTATTGGTCTTAATAATAATTCATTTGTTGATATACCAACACCAGAATATGGAGTTGTAGAAATATCATCAGTTGCATTTATTGACACTACAGTTCTAAATTGTTGATTTAAGAATATATCATCAGAATTTAGTTCAACATCATCTCCGATTTGAATGCTTTCGAGAATATCCACTTCCAAAACGTCTACATCTGCAGTTCCTCTATAAAAAAGAATTGAAGAAGTATCCCCAGGTTTAGGTGCTTCAGTGAATGAAATTACGCTACCACCTTCAAATATATAACTTTCGCCTGGAACTTGAAGAATATTATTAATAAAGACAAGTAGAGTTGATTGAATATCTATTTGAGATCCAGATTTTGCTCTAATGGTCCTTAATTGTCCGTCAACTTTAATTGGGAATAACTTTCTTGAAGAATCAAACAAATCATCTAAAGGATCTAAAGGAAGTAAATCTCCAACAACCCAAGATGTAAATTTATTATTATAAACTTTATCTACAATAATTTGTGCTTCTCTAAAAGAAGGCGACACTGTGGGATCTAATGGTATTCCTGTTAAACCACCTGTAGGTACAGTTAGTATATCTCCTGGTTTATATCCATATCCATAATTTTTAATATTAAAGTCAATTATACTTGAACCTTGACCAACAACAACATCAACTTTTGATTCTGTTCCAACTCCACTTGAAGTTGAAGAATACTTTAATTTAAGATTTGTGTAAGATTGTGGTTGATCAAATACTAAAATCGGAGGTTCCGTAAATCCTATACCAGGATTTACTATCGTAACGTTTGGTGATATATTTCCAGATATAATCGTAGTAAATCCAACAAAAGTAACAGAATAAGATTCCGAGTTTTCAGTTGCGTATCCGACATTGACTATACCAATTTTTGGATCTGTTAAACGTATTTTTACAGAATCTCCAGCATTTATTATAGAAGTAGAAGTGCTAGATGTAGAAACTATAACAGAGGTAGTACCAAATCCTACAATTTGCCCATCTTTTATCTTGGATCCAATGTCAATAAATCCATTATTATAATAAGAAAGTTTATTTAAAATTCCATTATTATTAATAATAGAAATGATAGTTTCTCCTATAGAAACTGTTTCTACCACCTCACTAATCACTTCTAAACTTTCAGTTGCTCTATATCCAGATCCAGTATTTCCTACACTAATTGATGTTATTGTTCCCGCTATGGATATTGTAGCAGTACCACCTGCAGATACTAAAGGTTGATATCCAAGACCTCCAGTGGATCCAAATGAGACTATAACACCACCATAAGGAAGTTTAGACTGATTTATATCATAGGTAGTAGATGATGCAGTTCCAACAAATGTGATTGTTGATATCCCAGAAACTTCATTTAAATAAAATGCACCTTCAATGTCCACAGCACCCAATCTTCTTGGTTGTTGAAACACACCATCAATTAATACAATAGAATTTCCAGTTGAAAATCCAGAAACATTATTACTAGATGAAGTTAATGTATATGATGTAGTTATTCCATTAAATTCTTGAGATAAACTATCAAAAATATAATTTTTCGAGTATGGTTCAAATGAAGTATCTGGTATAGATGATCTTAAAAATGTTCTGCCATTAAAAGTAGAGAATGTAGTTATTCCAGTATAATCTCTATCATTAGGTCTATTTGTTATAGTTCCTATAGGACTCTTACCAGCAGGAGCTTCAATAAAGTTTATTTTATTTCCAACAATATTATAATCACCTTCAATTTTTCTAATTAGTGAACCTGCCGTATGGAAACCAAGGGATGTTCCCATCCAAGGTCTTTGAACTAATACTAGATTTGAGTCTGCAATTCCAGTCTTATTAATTCTCATAATTTCATCATCAATTTTGATAAGTTCTCCACTAAAGAATGATGTAATCCCAACAAAATTTAAAATGCTATCACTAGTCTCGGAATCCGAAGCCAATAATGTCGTAACAGATGTACCAACTATTGGAGATTGTATAAAATTATCAATTGCAATTAAACATCTTGAATTTTGATTATTTGCTGTAAATTTATGGAACGATCCAATACCCACAGAACTCAATTGAAGTGGAACGGGAATAGATTTTAATGCATTTTCAGCAGTATCAGAAACTCTTATTTTAGATGGATTTACATTGATTGCATATAACTTACTTGGAAGTTTATCTGTGGTTCCGATTCCAACAATACTAGATGTAACGATTCCAATAGGACTATGAACACCATCCTCAAGATAACTATAAAAAATTTCCTCACCTGTAACATAAAAATGATTTGGAATTGAGAAAGAGTTATCTAAAATATCTACAATTTTTTGATCATTTCCAAGGAATTCTTTTTCAAAAACTGTATTATTTTCATAAGTTAGATCAAATGACTTTCTTATGTCTTTTGATGTACCTTCGTATAAACCATAACCAGTATCAATAGATGCATTATTTAATAGTATTTCATAATCTAAGGTTCCAGCATTAACAAGACTTAATGCATTTTGGAAAACTCTAACTTGAGTATCTATATTTGGTATCGGCGTAAATTCAAAATTGACATTTGTTCCAGAGACAGTAGCACCAAAAGTTCCAAGACCAATATGTGTTCTAACTGGAGCGTAATCTACCAAATATGCTCTATTTCTATCATTAATTAAAATAGTTTCTAAAAACTCATAACGATTATTTGTAGTATCTTCTACAGAAATTAAATAATACGCTCCAGAGTATGGATTTCCATAAGAAGCAATTGTATTTTGAATTGGAGTAGATGTTGATCCAATTCCAGTATAGTGAGAAGAGAATCTAGTGTTATTTAAAGTTATAGTAGAAACACCAGAAGATGTAGTATCACCTATAGCAACAGTAATGCTATAAAAATGTGAGGTATGTGCAAGAGCAACATTTGGAGTGAAGTCTAGATTAATATTTGGACCAGAATAATAGAAATGATATGTGCCTAAACCAGAGGATGTTTCCGAAGATGCATTTGACATCAGACCATAATCTAAAACGTGAATATCAGTTCCATCATGAACTAAAGAAAATTCTATAAATTCCAAATCTTCAAGGTTTAATGCTTCTACTCCAACTAAAATCTTTGCAGATCTATTTGACTTAGGAATACTTAAAATATTAGATGGTCCCGTTGATCCAGATGAAATATATTTTGTTGTTGCTGCAATACCAACAACTCCAAGAGAAGTTGAATCACTTCCATCCAAATAATCATTCATATTATAAGAAATATATGAAATATCATAATCATTTACTTCAAAATTAACTGGATAGAAAAGAAGTTTTCCTTCATCGCCACTGATAACAAAATCAAATGATCCAAGATTTCTTGCTGTATCAATTCTTCCATATTGATTTAAATATGAGTCAAAACTATCGTACATCAAACTAATAATGGAAAATTGTCGTTCTCCAATAAATCTTTGATCTCTTACATAAGTAATGTATTTTTTGAATCTCTCGTTTTCAAGTCTAAAACTATCTACAACGCTGAATGGAGTGGATCTAGGAGTGTTATTAAACCTAGGACTTATATCATCAAAAATTAATACTCTATTTCCCACAGATTCAAAATAATCTTGAAGGTCTCTTGAATTAAATATTATTTCATTTGAAATGGCAGTAGATCCAATTTTTATAGTTTTTTCAGATGCTAAATCAAAATCTACAACACAGTTTAAATCTACAACTTCAATTATGTCAGAAAAAGTATTAACAGAAATTCCAAAAATATCTTCAGAAACCGCAGATACAACCAAATCAGAATTTGAATAATCTGAAATTGATTCTATCTGTAAATCGGAAAATTTCTTATATCCAGATGTATGATTTAAAGAACTTACATAAGAATTCCAGTCTTCATATTCTACTTTAGATTTTAAAGAATAAGAAAAATACTGATAATAGTCACTATCTTGAATTCTTTGAGTATTTTCATTTAAAAATCCCGTTTTGTCCTGCCATCCATCAATTACAAGTCCAGAAGAACTTAAAATATAAAATCCATCAGAATTTTCGACATTTACGATTTTGGATTTTGTATTTGATGTTTCTCCATAAATCTGATCATTTGCACTAAAACTTTCTTTAGATATAACTTTTAATTTATCATTTTCTTTGTCTATATCTAGAACTTTAGATTTTATTTTTCCATTTGATATATTCTCACCTATTTTGTAACTTCCTTTTTCTATTTTTACTTCAAATTTTGGAAAATATTTTTCTGGTATAACTAATCCATTTGACAATAAAGGATAAAAAGTTCCTGGAATTTCGTTTTCGGAAATATAACCTTTAATATTAAAAGTTATAGAAGAATTAGAACCACCAATATTGGGATCTCTGCCCTTTACTATAAATGGTTTATAATTATAATTTAAAGAATTATAACCTTTACCAATAGTTCCAACTCCTACACTTACATTTTCTATGATGAATGTATCATTTATCTCAAATGGGAAATCATTTAAAGAACTATAACTTACACCCAATCCAACAATAACATCTTTAGTAATAGAGTTGTAATTTATTGATATTATAGGAATTCCGTTTGTATTATTAGTAGGAACAACTTTAACTGATGATCCAGTTATAGAGTTCGTATTTTTTACAATTGACACATAATTTTCAGATGATGAATATTCCAATTCAACATCATTTATAATAACGTTATTTACGGGATCTACTAATACTAATTTTGGATCTGTAGTATAATTTATTCCTGGGGTAAGTTTTTTAATATATTGCAACTTCCCTAAAGGTGATATTGATATAATTTGAGGAAGTTTAAATTGTGGTTTTAGAGTAATATCTGAAGGAAATCCGAATCCAATATCTCTGATATCAATTCTGTTTGGAACTCCAATATTTAAACCAAATGGATATACTAAAGAATCTCTTCCACTATTTGAATTTATAGATGTTATTGAAGGTAAAGATTTGAAGTTCTTTGTTGAAAAGGGTGAAATTTTATATATTCCACCAGTCTCTGTTTCAGATGAAGTAATATATAAAATATTAGTATTTCCACCATTGCTATAAAAATCTTCTTCAGGAGTTAATGGGAGATAGCATTCAAAATTCGTAGATCCTATACCAACTTTACTGATAGTATATTCTCCACTGTAATCACTATAATCTATCAATAAGGTGTTATTATTTTGAATATTTTCGTTATCAATTAAAATATCTTTTTTAACCTGAGATATTTTATCCAAATTTATTGGACTTATCTTATAGTATAATACTCTTGGATCAGAAAATTCTAACTCAATTCTTGCATTAGTATCGATTCCAACATTATTGTATTTTATAATATTTGGTTTAGTTACGAATTGATATTCATCTTTTAATTCTTTATCAGTGTAAAAATTAAGTTTAAATGCTGAGTATAATCTGGATCCAACATTATAAGATAATGAAGAATCTGAAAGGTCAAATACGGTCTTTCTTCCCGTTTGTATTTTTAATAATGGATTAATTAGTCCTATTTCTCCAGTTGAAGCGGAACCAATATTTACATAATTTGGATCTAAACTTAACGATTCATAATAAGAATCGCATAATCTTATAGTATCTTCATCTACAACATTAATATAATATATTTTGTTATTAATTAAATTTGTTGATGGAGAATTTGAAGTGTATACTACTTTTTGTCCAGTTGTAAATTTATGATTTACTATAGTTATAGTATCATCAGTTGGGTTTACATCTAAATTACTAAATTCATAATTACCAATCAGAATTCTTCTATTATAATCGTTATACTTTACTTTTATAGTTGTAGTTATACCAACATTCTTTACAAATAAACCTACAGAATCATTTACTCTCATATTATGAGTAGATGCCAAGGAAACAACTACACTTCCATTTTTAATTTGGAATGGTTTTACATTATTATATTTTGTTTTAAAACTATGATTTACTCCCGATCCATTTGATATAAAATACATCAAATTATTGGTTGATGATATTCCAATATAACTTCCAGTAGATCCCAATCCAACGATTGAAGTAGATATACCTATAAAATCTTCAGATATTTTTACAGAGTAAACTTCTGATCCGTCTGTAAGATTATAATTATTAATTCCGTCTAAAGAAATGTCAATTCCAGATCCACCATTGGAACTGTATATTAGTTTAGTTCCATTTTCTATTTGGTGATTTGGAATATAAATTGATCTGATTGGGACAAATATCTCAGTTATTCCGATTCCAGGATTTGATATTGCTAATGTTGAACCAATACCAATTGTACCAATACCAACAGACTCTGAGGGAGTAAAATAATATTCTTTATTATTTTTTAAAGTATTTGATAAATTATTCTGAGGTAAATTAATATAAAACTTTCTAGTATTTTCTGTTAAAGATTCTCCTACATTATATGCTAATCCAACAGTTCCATCGTATGCTCTTTCTACTTTAATTCTAGAAGAAATTTTGTCTACATCTAAAATTTTAACTTTTTCATCTCTAATGCTGTATATATCATTTGTTGTTATGTTTGGATAAGACAATGGACCATATACATCAAAATAAGTTATTATTCCAGTAGCAGAAGTATCTGGAACTGTTTTACTCAAAAATAAAACATTATTTTTTATTTTTATTTCGAATGATTGATTTATTTTAAAATTAAAAGTATTTGTTCCAATTCCACTGAAAAATATTTGTTGCCTATCGATTAAATTATGTGGAGAAGTAGAAATTCCAATAAAATTTCCATATGGATCTTGGTTTGGAAATATTTCTACGTTATTAATTTTTTGACTTTTATATGATATATTAGAAATTTCTTTGCCAGATATTGTGGTTACCTTTCCATATATTTCTTCATCGTCAAAATTTATAATATCACCAACTTTATACCCACTTCCAGGGAAAGGTGCGTATATATCAGTAACATTGTTTGCCGAAACATCCTTTACAAAGTTATAAATTGGTTTAATTTTATTAGGATTTAGTATATAATTATAACCAGATGTATCAGATTCTAAATTGTAATGATCAGTATATCTAACTTTATTTTCTAAATTAAAATTTTGTAAAGATAAATTATTACCAAAATTATCTTCGGATGGAATATGCTTATAAGTATTTCCAATAATATATGGGAATTCTGGTTTTTTGTAGTCAGTAAATGGACCTGAAGTTTCTACCTGACCATCATTTATAGTAGCAAAGTATGCATATATTCCATTTGGATATTCTGGAGTTATAGTATATCTTCCATTATGTTGATCTAAATCTCCATTATCAACAAAATCATAGTCTTCTACAAAAAATCCTTCAGGATATAAATCAACACTAGGTCTTTTTGATTTGAGTGAAGATGTATATCCAGACTTCATTAATTTTACATTTCCGCCCGTTGAAGTTTCATATCCATATGGACCATAAATTGGATTTCCATCATAAGCCCATCCAATTATTGGTGAATGGTATGTAGTTTCAACTTCTTTTGAATTAACAAAATTTAAATCGTGGAGATAAATTGTTTCTCCGTCAGATACTTTAGATCCAAGTATAGTTCTTCTTAGATTTCTAGGAGCATATAAATGATAATATTGTAGAGATCTACCTAAAGAACTATTTTTTTCTAGAACACCATCATCTTGAGTTACTGTACCCTTTTTGATTAATTTTTCTACATTATTTACTGTCCATTTTTTAGAATTAAATTTTAAAGTGCAATTTCCACCAAGGGAAAGCACTTGCAACTTTGTATCTCCTTTAACGTATCCATACCCACCATTTATAACTTTAACTTCCACAATAGATCCATTTTGCACTATTGGAGTTAATACTGCTCCAGATCCACTAAATGAATAAACTGCAATTAAAGGAGAATCATCGTAATTAGATCCACTATTTTGGATGTTTACTCCTATTATTTGTCCATTAGAAATTATAGGAGTAAGTTGAGCACCTTTTCCATTTTCAAGTCTGTATAGGGGTTGTCTATTATAGTTTAATATTTCTTCAGAACCATAATAATTTCCACCATTTGAAATGAAAATCGAAGTTACACTTCCAGTTACTATTGGTGATATTACAGCATTAAAATTTTGATTATTAAAAGTTGATACACCAATTTTTCCAGTTACTATAGCCTGGATAGGAGGATAATTGAAATAGTGAATTCCAGATCCAACGGAAGAGAAATTTATATAATCTCCTCTATTAATATAATAATTTGCTGCAGTTGTTCCTACTCCAATGACAGATAATTTAAATTTATCATCATCGACTTTTGTTACGTAATAGGATGATGCAGATGATAATCCACTTACTGGGATTTCCGATGCGTTATATACTATAATTTCTCCAGTTTCATATCCATGATTCTGTATAGTTACTGTATTTGCTATCGTGCTTATTCCAGAAGAAGGAGACTCTATTAATCTGTTTTTATAACCTTTGCCATTATTTTCAATTATAAATCTTTGAATTTTCTTTTTAGTAGAATAGGATTCTATAGAATGTTTTCCTGTTCCATATGAAGTGATGTTTACTGTGTTTATACCAGATACAGAATCCAATTCGGTATTATGAATTGTTATGGAAGTCGCACTTAAAGTTTTTATATAATAGATTGAATTATCAATCAATCCTCCGATTGGTGTTTGATTGAATGCTCTATAAACAACTTTTTCAAAATCTCTAAATTTATGGTCTTGAGAAAATGTTATTATATTAGTTGACAAATTGACGTTATTGCTATCATCCGATTTAAATAATTCTTCGTGTTTAAATAAGGATAATTCCGCTTTTACTACAGCACCCTTTCCACCACCTCCAATTATATCAATAGTAGGTGTTTCAATATAATCAAATCCTGGATCTACTAATTTTATTCCAGACAAAGAACCAGCAACACCAACATATCCTTTAGCAAAATCTTCTGTTGTCCTTTGTGAATCATTTTTGTCAGTAATTATCAATGTAGGTGGATTTATTACATTATAATCGTTTCCTCCATCTAAAATATCTACACTTTCTATTTCCCCATAGTAAACTAAATCATTTGATTTGTAATTTAAAATTTCTACACCATTAATTAAAACACCAATATTTTGATTTGGTTTGGTTTCATAAAACTCCAAAGAATCTCTTTTTTGTAATTCTGGAATTCTTTTAACCAATTTATATGGAGCAAAACTATTTTCATAGAACTTATCTAATACAATAGTGCTATCTGTAATATTTCCAATCAAATTTATGAATTTATTTGCATAAATTGAAGACCTGCTTCTAGATAATTTTATTTTTGTTGAACTTATTCTCTTAACGTAATATAAACCAGATTCTATATTTAAAGTATTATTCGGACTCTTAGGAATATAATATACAGCGTCTCCAGTTAAAAATGGATGTGTTCCTATTTCAATTTCTTCCCCATCAAAATTACCACTAAAAGATACCGAATGTTTTTTTATATCAAGGGTCAAATTTGAATATGATGGGATAGAATTTGATACAACATAAGTATCTACCTGATCAAAATCGTAATATACATTAGTAACATTTGATGTTACTTGATCTATGAAAGAATCTCCAGTATTTACATAAGATATCTTCCTTTCCAAGTAATATTTTTCAGAAAGATCTATATTACCACTTTGGGACTCTACTACAAAAGATTTTTTGTTGTTAAGAGATATTACTTTAAGAAGTATTTCTCTTTCTTTTGTATCGTATAATACTAAAGTATCTTGAACGTAAATGTAAGAATCTTCAAAAAGTTCAACAGAGTATGAAAAATTTGAAGAATCTACTAAAGATATATTTTTAACATCATAGTAAATTGCGTTATTATATAACCAGGAAGTATGAACTGGTCTATTTCCAGACAATCCGATATTATCAATTATAACAAGATCATTTTTTGAATATCCTGGTATTGGAGTTAGAAGAACAGAATCAGAAATTACAGAAGTAATTTTAAATTCGATTTTATTATTATTTAAATCATATCCATAGCAGTAATTGCTATCTTCTACATCAGTTCCAATTTTTATATCAAAAGTTACTCCAGAACACTCTAAAAATTGATTGATATTTTTATCATAATAATTTATCAATTTAGGAGTTCCATCAGAAAGTTTAATTAATAACTCTCCTTCATTTGGAAATCCAACAGTAGAATCAACTGTTATAAAACTTGAATTTGTTTTTATATCCGATGTTACTTTTGTTTTGGGACTTATTGTGAATTTACCAGATATTGTTCCACTTGAAACATTAATATCTCTATTATAATCGCTATCTAAACTAATTTTATAATAGATTTTATCTCCTCTTTTTATTTCTTCTACATCTAATACTGTAGCGAAAGATTTATTAGTAGAATTTATTTTGTTCTGATATACAGTATTACCAACAAGATTTAGTATATTTCTATTATCGCACTCAACAATCAATTGTTGAGTTTTTCGATATTTAGATACTGATGGGGATATTAAATTATCCGATGGTCTTAGTACAGTTACTTTTTCCCCGTAAAGTGCGTTGAAAAGAATGGAAAAAGATTTATCTGACCCCTTAGAAGAATAAAAATCTTTTACTTGCTTGATAAAAAGTTTTTCATTGACATTCTCATTTAATTCTAACCCCTCAAATCCTGGAGCAATTTGTTTTTTTATCTTATATAAAAATTCATTTAAAAATAAAGCACTCAAGTTTAAAATAATGGTTCCATCCGAGTGCGAATCGGAATTGCTAGTGGAAAAAGTTAACTTATCATTTTTTCCGTTTAAGTTGCTTATTCCACTAAATCCCCTTATACATTCTTCGAAGCTATTATTGGTTTTGGACTTATATGTAATTATCTCACCATCAATTTGAATGATTCCATACTTATCTGGAAATCCTTCCGTAGATTTAACTAAAATAGAAGAATCAAATTGTGTAATATCACCAATTAAATTTGTAGATTGTGATATACTTTTAATATTATCAATTTTTGCATATAAATCAATATTATTAAGTATGTCCGATGGACCACCAGGTATCTCTAAAGATTTATAATATTGCGATAAAAACTCTGATACAAGAGGAAATTCCTCTGTAACGAATGATGGAAGTTGATTTTCAACAATTTCGCTGATATTAACTCTTGAATTTACCATATTATTTTAATATTTGTGGTCCGTTTGGATAACTTGAAGTAGTTAGATAAGTACTTCCAGAGGAGTCTGCTCCAGAAGAGATGTCATCGGAAAGTATTGTTAATTTACTTCTATTAATATCTATCTGCAAATATAAATCTTGTAATCCGATAATATCATTTGATTTGGGGATGGCAGAAATCATAATTACAGGTTCCCCATCTTGAGTAATTTCAGTTCCAGTTACAGAGATAGATTGTAAGAATATTTCACCCGTTTCATAATTTACTTTACCCACTTCATTGAAATAATTTTGAGATTCTCCATCAAATACAAACAATTTTCCTTGTGTTGGATTATTTAAATCTGGAAAATCGGTCAAGTAAACATAATTCTCAAAACCTTCTACTTTAAATCCAGAAGATTTTATATTTTGTCCTTGAGGATTTTTTATATGAAATTCATTACCAAAACATATTTCGTAATTTCCAAATGCATTTATATTCACTCTAAGATCTCTTCTCATTGAGACTTTAGTGATATTTGAAGTGATAGCAGAATTGCTATCATCAATCAATTTTAAGAATTTACTATATTTAAATCTTGCCCCATATCTATTAATCTCACTAGATTTTGTGTATTCTAAAATATTATTGTATACGGAATTTAAAACTACATTTTCATTGGAAGCCAGATTCTTGTTGTAATAAATTGTAGTTTCATACTCTACGTTTAGATACTTAAGATCCATAAACACAGGGACAATTCCTGCTACAGAATATTTTCTCAATTCTGATTTGATAAATTCTTTACTTGCAGAGGAAAGAAAGAATCCATTTGTAGGTTTAATTGCAATAAAAACCTTTCCATACTCTGGTGGTTCTAAAGTTTCTCCACCAAATACAGAAATTGATTCTGTTTCTGGATATATTTTTGGAATTAGTGCTTCATAATCATTTGCAGTAACTGCTCTATTTTGACTTGAGTATATTTTTGGTGCGTATTTTTTGATATAACTTACAGATTCAATTTGTTGTCCACCACTTGTTGGTCCATTGGAAGTAACCAAAGAAATTTGAGAATTGATTATACTACCATCATTTGCGACTAATCTTCCAGCATAAGTGAAGTTTGTTATTCCATTTGCAACTTCACCATTTGTTACTACATATGAAACTGTAACGTAATTTCCGTTAACAAGTTTTTTACCAAATAATCCATCACCAAAAAGCAATTCATATCGTTCATCTTCAATTTCTTGAATTAAGAATATTTTTGATGTTGAATCTATGTTTACAATACTATCAATATATTTGAATACTTTAGTATCGCTTGAAAGTGCATTATCTTTTACTGTTACTGATATAGTTGATGTGTCTATTCCAGGGTTATCTAAAATAAATCTTTGATAGTTCGTTGAATCTACGGTGAAATTTTGGGTAATTAAAGTTCCTTCGTAAATTGTAATATCATCAAACGATGCTATTCCATCTTTAACTGGAACGGTGACATCTTCTGGAATTGAAAATGAATTACTTTCTCTACCAAAAGTTGTTAAAGTTGTAAAACAAATTCCCTTTTTTAAAGTTACTGTCAATGGTCTAACATCTAAACCAGATAAATCTACAAAAAATGAAACTTTTGTTTTTGAAGCAGTTTTTGATCTAGGAACGTAACCAATATTTCTTGCGAGAGAAACGACATTTTCTCTGAGAGTAGCACCATCAAGAAACAATTCATTGCTAATCATATTAGCATTATATGAATTGATATATGTGTTATACGCTAATACATCAATTAATACAGAAAGACTGGATCCTTCAAAGTCGTAATCTGTAAAATTGGAATTTGTTTTTAGATAATCTTTTATCGAAGTCTTTATATCTTCGAAATCTAAATTCGTAAAATTAACTAATGCCATTATCGTGTTGGAGTGAGTGCGAATGATAACTGTTGAGTTGGCACATCAATTCCTATAATTTTATATTTTATTACTATATCGAATTGATTTTCATCGTAATTTGGATTTACATCTAATTCTAAAAGAGTTACTCTAGGCTCAAAGGTTGTGATTACATATTCAATTTCATTTCTTATGAAAATAGAAGTGTTTCTATCGAGGTTTTCAAAAAGAAGCCTTGATACTTCAGAACCTAATTGACTATTAAAAAACCGTTCTCCTTTTTGAGTAAGAACTAAATTGCGAATAGAACGTGCTATCGCCCTTTCATTGGTAATTGTCAGTATGTCACGAGTCAGTGGATTACTCTGTAACGTTAAACTGACATCTTTAAAAGGTTTACTAACACGTTCTAAAGGCATTTATTGTATCATAGAGGTCAATTATAACTTATTTATTAGATTTATTTTAACTTTTGCTACCATAAACGGGTTCAGTTCCATACTCCCAATCATCATAATCATCATCATTTCTAATTTTTTGATGCAATTCCGATTGAGCACTTAAATTATGCTTTTTCTGAGAGTAATCGTCATTCATAATCTCAGAAATCACTTGTTTTTTGAAATTATTAAGTGATCCATAGTCAGTTGCAAGTTGATTTGTGCCCCACATATCCATCATATATTCTCTATTTCGATCCGATTGCTTTCCCATAGCGTTTTTTCCGATTTTTAGAGTTAAATCAGAACTTTTTACGGGGTTCCTATCCCGTGCTATCGATATTTGAGATATTTTTTCGGTGAAAAGTACTATTTTTTTGAATTCTAATGTCAGAATTTTTAAAAGTCCAACATTCTCCATTACTATCTAGAAACACTACCCACTCAAGATCGTGTTCTTGAGATCTGTCGATTAAAAAAAATGCCCAGCCATTACCTTTAGGAGTAACAACTGGGATCTGTGGGTCTAATTGAAGCATTTTATTGTATTAATTGCCTTGTCCTCTGTATTTTTTCTTTGCCTTATTACGGGATGTTGCGGCATATTTCGTTCTTCCACCTTGACCTTGAAGTGTCTTCTTCAGTTTGGGTTCTGGTGCATTCTTATTTGTAAGTGACGGTCGTTTTGCCATTAGATTTCCTCCAATTCAATTTCATTTATATCATAATCCTCGTTATCATAATATTCTTGAGCGAGGTTGTCAAGAACCTCAGCACATTCTTCGTGTGTGAGGTTCTGATATATCTTACGTCCTTTGTATAAGATATTAAAGGTCATCAGATAACGCGAGTTTTCTCGTGACCAACACGGATACGAGGATCACACCAAATTTCAAATCCTGCTTCTTTTGCATCGAGACAGAATGAAACATCCTCTCCGCACATGTCCTGAACTGCTCCCGATTCAAAGACTTGCATCTTAGGTGCAAACCAAGGATATTCGAGATTTTCAAATACACCTTTCTTAATCAGGACCCAACCGAATCCAGTGTAATCAACTGTAAATGGTTTCTTACGCTTGGAAATTGAATCAACGGTTTCGTGATTCATCACACCACCATTCTTACGGAAATCGTCTTCCTCAAGCCAGTGTGCAACGGAGGTTGTGTGACCATCTTCTGTTGCATACCAACCAGCAACAACTTCCTTCTCTTCACCCTCTTCAGAGAGAGCAAGATCACAGAGTTGCCAGAACTTCTCGGTGTTGAAGACGATATCACTATCAATCCACAGTTGGTAATCATAGTCCAACTTGCCGTCCCAGGGAACTTGCTTCGGTCCTCGGAGAACATTGGCACCCAACACTTTACAACGTGCAAAGTTAACCATTGAAGAGTAATCCTGAGAAATTTGAATACTCATTCCGTTTTGTACAAGGTCAAAACACAATTGCACAAATGCTTTCAGAAAGATAAACGAACACCCTCTGCCAGGAAGGCAGAAAACAATCGATTTTCCTTTCATTCTTTCTTTGATTGCACCGTAGTCCCAACTATCAGTTTCAGTGGGCTTCGGTGGGTTCGCTTTTACAGTAAATCCTTTTGCCATAGAGATAACATTACTTCCTTCAAATTTTATCGTTTAATCAGTCAATTGTCAATGAGAAGACTCTAAGTTTAGGTTCTTATTTGATGTGAGTTCCACAAATGTGAGGTCCTC